GGCAATGACCAACTTATTTGCTGCTGATCCTCAACTCGTACAAGTCGCTGGTGATCTATATGTCAGAAACATGGATTTCCCTGGCTCAGACATCATTGCTGACCGCTTGGCAATCAATAATCCTCTTGCCCAAATCGATGAGAAATCGGATGTGCCTCCACAAGCCCAAATGATGATTGCTCAAAGCAAAGCACAGATTCAGAAGCTACAAGAGCAAATTCAGATGATGCAGATGGATGCTAAATATCGTGCCAGCGTTACAGAGCAAAAAGATCAAGCTATGCTCAAGAAAACAGCGATGGAATTGCAAGTTAAGCAAGCTGATAGCCAGTTACGCACCGATACGATTGCTCATGACACAGTTATTAAGACACAAACTCAGCTTGAAATTGAGCAACTCAAGGCGCAATTAGCCCTTGTTTTGGCTCACATGAATAAGACTGAAATGAAACTATCCAACGCAGAAGCCGTAGAAAGGGCTATTTAATATGTCAAAAGCTGAACAAAAATACAAATTTTTGTTAAATAAAGAGAAATATGATCCAAAAGTTGTTGAAGCTGTTGGTAAAAAATCAATTTCACATTCTGATGCAAACAAAATAAATGCCATTCAAGAAATGATGCAAAAAGAAAAAAATATGCGTAAAGAAAATATGGCAGATTATGTTTCCAATGAAATCTCAAAAAAATACAATAAAGAATAATGTTGTAAAAGCGCAACATTTGTGATATAAAAATATTTGTAGTACCTACCTGTGGGTTCACAGGGTTAATTCTTGAGGAATCTCATGTCAGAAGAAACAGTAGTAAGAACAGCAGACAATGTAGTAACGTCAGATAATTTAGCGGAATGGACTGCTAATAAACTTGGTTTAGCTAGCGAAGAAGCTCCTTCTGAGGCTGTAGTTGAAACACTCGAAAGAGAAGTTTCCACAGAGCCAGAAGTTGAAGCTCAAGCTGAGAGTGAATCAGAGGCAGAACAAGAAGCGGAAGTAACAGACAAGCCTAAACAAAATCCCAAACTTGAAAAGCGTTTTTCAGAGCTTACTAAACGTGCTAAACAAGCTGAAGCCGAAAAGCAAGCCCTAGAAGCCCGTTTACAAGAACTTGAAAGACAGCAACAGCCTGCGCCTATTCAAGCTGATCCCGTTAGCGAAAAACCACAAGCATCGCAGTTTAATGATGCTTTTGAATACGCTGAAGCATTAGCAGAGTGGAGTGCAGAAAAAGCCTTAGAACAGCGTGATATACAAGAACAGCAACGCAAAATTCAAGAAGAAAGAAATCAAGTAATACAGTCTTGGACTCAGAAACTTGAAAAAGCAAAAGCTGAACTTCCTGACTTTGATGATATGGTTAGTTCTAGTAATGTAGTCGTACGAGATGAAGTACGAGATGCAATCCTAGAATCCGATGTAGGCCCACAAATCCTATATCACTTAGCATCAGATACGGATTACGCTCAAAAAGTAGCTTCTATGCCTGTAGCTAAAGCTCTTAAAGAATTAGGGAAATTGGAAAGTCAATATGAGCGTAAAGAAGCTCCTGTTGAGAAAAGCGAACCTGTTGCTCGTACTAAAGCACCAGCACCGATTAAGCCTCTCACCGCTGGCAAAGGTACAGGAGATGTTCTCATCGATGGAGATGGAGCATTTCATGGAACTTACGCCCAATGGAAAGCAGCACGACAGGCTAAACGGATTCGCTGATACCCATTTAAATATATATAAAGGAAATAATCATGGCAAATAATTTGCTAACTATTTCTAAGATCACCAACGAAGCGTTGATGGTCTTGGAAAACGAATTAACATTTACAAGCGAAGTCGATAGAAATTATGACGACCAATTTGCAATCGTGGGTGGCAAGATCGGTAACACAGTTAACGTTCGTAAACCAGGTCGTTTCATTGGTACAACTGGCCCAGCCCTAAACGTAGAAGACTTCAATGAAACTTCTGTGCCTGTGACTTTGTCAACTCAGTTTCACGTTGACACACAGTTCACAACCCAAGACTTAGCTTTGTCTTTGGATATGTTCTCTGATCGTGTATTGAAGCCTGCTGTAGCTGCTATCGCTAACAAGATTGACCGTGATGGTACTTTGCAAGCTGCTAACAACACAGCGAACATCGTTGGTGTTGCTGGTACGCCTCCAACTGGTTTGATCACTTACTTGACCGCTGCTGCTTACCTTGATGCTGAAGGCGCACCACGTGATGGTCGTCGTTCATGCACAGTTGAGCCATTTACCTCAGCTACTATCGTTGACAGCTTGAAAGGCCTCTTTGTGCCACAGGAAGCTATTGGCGAGCAGTATCGCAAAGGTTTGATGGGTCGTGACTCTGCTGGTATGAACTGGAAGATGGATCAAAACATCGTATCCCATACTTTCGGTAACTTCTCAGGTTCTGCTACTGTTAACACTTCTACCGCTACTGGTTTCTTGACATCTGGTTGGGCTTCTTCAAGCACCATCACTTTGTCTTTGACCAATGGCGTTAGCTTGAACCAAGGCGATACATTCACTATCGCTGGCGTTTATGCAGTTAACCCACAGAATCGTCAAGCTTATGGTTCAAACAAGTTGCGTAACTTTGTAGTTAATACTGCTGTTTCTGGCTCAGGTGGTACTATTTCTGTAAACGTTTCCCCAGCAATCATCACCGCTGGTCAGTTCCAGAACGTATCTATTCCTTCTCCAGCAAGCGGACAAGCTGTTACCTTCTTTAACCAGTCTGGTACTGTTTCCCCACAAAACATCATCATGCACCGCAATGCGTTTACTCTTGCAGTAGCCGACCTTGAGTTGCCAGAGGGTGTTCACTTTGCAGGTCGTGCAAGCGATAAGGAAATCGGTCTGTCAATGCGTGTAGTTCGTCAATACACCATTAACAACGATTCTATTCCTACTCGTTTAGACGTTCTGTATGGTTGGGCTAACTTGTATCCTGAACTCGCTTGCCGTGTTGCAGCTTAATTTAACGGATAACGAAAGGAAACTATATGTCTAATCCAGGACCAGCAGTAACTAACTCGATTCATCCACAGAATCTAGGTACAAACCAAGCTCTGCGCCTTTTGGCAGTAAGCAAGGGTGTAAGCCTAGCATCTGATACTGATACCGCAGTTAACGTAATTAACACTTCTAGCTATGTTCCAGCAACTGTTTTGATTGCTAACGCAAACAACGCAGGTTCTGCAATCTCTAGCCCAGCAAGCGTTTATTTTGGTATTTACAATGCTCCATCACAGGGCAACACAACCGCTGCAATTCTCACAACCGCTACTTTGCCTGCTAGCTTTACCAGCACAACGTATGTTGATGTAGTTGCTGCAAGTTACCCTGCTTTGGCGCAAACAGCACAAACTTTGTATGTAAACGTAGCTACTGCTACTGTTTCAGGCACAGTTGACGTGTATGTTTACGGCTACGATTTATCAGGCCCACAGCAGTAATTTTGTAGTAAAGTAGAAGCCCACCCCCTAAAAAGGGTGGGTTTTTCACATTTAAGGGGAATTAATGAAAACAATTATGATCGGGCTTCCTTGCTATTCAGGCAAAGTCCATGTCCAAACGATGCGAGCTTTAATGGGCGATGTCATTTTATTGCTCTCAAAAGGCTATAAATTTATGATTGCCGAAGATGTTGGAAATAGCGATATTGCAGCGTGTCGAGCAGCAATCGTAGCCACTTTTTATCGTTCTATAGCTGATGAACTCATTTTTATTGATGATGATGTCTTTTGGACACAAGGCGATATGGTCAAATTAGTAGAATATCCAGTAGATGTTGTAGGTGGTGTTTACCCTAAAAAGACAGAAGAAGTAGCTTTTCCTGTTCGCATGGACTTAAAAGAAGAATATAGAACAGATTCAGAAACAGGATTGATGGAAGTGGCTGGACTTCCTGGCGGTTTTATGAAAATTACCCGTAATTGCGTAGAACAGATGATTAAAGCCTATCCCAAAACCACCCAAAGAAGCACTAATGAAAGCTCAGAGTTTTGGCCATTCTTTGATCCATTGGATATACCTGGTGATCGTTTAAGTGAGGATTTCAGCTTTTGCGAAAGATTCCGTCAAATTGGTGGAAAAGTCTGGGCTGACTTTGAAATGGAGATGGGTCACATAGGTTACAAATCTTACAAAGGAAGCATGGGAAATTACTTGAGAAGTCTAGAAAACAATGTAAAATAGTTGTAGATTCACAACACACCCCCTTTGCAAAGGAAAAACTATGTCATTTCAAACAACTCCAGCACGTGGAAATATTCTTTATAACTTCCTCGTTTATCCATCCTTAACCCCAACTTCAGTATCAGCTTCTTCTACTGCCGTTCAGACCTTTACTATTCCTGGTCTAGCTGTAAATGATGCAATTAGCGCAACTTCTGCAGGCGCACAAACTACTGGCATTACAGTAGCTAATACTTGGGTTTCTGCTGCTAACGTATTGTCTATCCAATTTGTTAACGCAAGCACTTCTGCTTTGACCCCTTTTGTTGGCACATACATCCTTGCTTGTGATCGTTTAGAAGGCACAATCCTCCCAACTAACGCAGCTTAAGGATTAAACATGGCTAACGTAT